AGGGCGGCAAGGATGACAAGGACGCCAAGGGGTTTTCGGGGTTCCGCAAGGGTTTCGGCAGCGCGCTCGGCGAGTACATGGAAAAAACCGAGAACTCCGCCAAGACCACCCAGGATGCATTTTCCAAGGCATTCACCGGAGCCGAGGCCGCATTGCAGAGCTTCGTGAAGACGGGCAAGTCCAATTACAAGGAACTGGCCAAGTCGATCATCGCCGACCTCAAGATGATCGCCATCCAGCAGGCAATCGTCTGGGGCGTCAAAAAGATCACGGGCATGCTCGGTTATGGCACGGGGGTGGAGGCCAACGCCAAGGGCGGTGTCTACCAATCGCCGAGTCTGTCGGCCTACTCCGGCGGAATCTACAACACCCCACAGCTGTTCGCATTCGCCAAGGGCGCCGGCGTGTTCGGTGAAGCGGGGCCTGAAGCGATCATGCCGCTGCAGCGCGGGCCCGATGGCCGCCTGGGAGTGGCGGCACACGGTGCCGGCGGCGGTGGCGGGGTGGGAGTCAATATCCGCATCGACAACAACGGTGGCAAGGAAGTCACCAGCAACGAAAGCATGCTGCAGCAGTTCGGCAACGAGATCGGCCAGTTCGTGGAGCGAAAATACCGTGATCTGCAGATGCGTGACATGAAGGCTGGCGGCGTCCTCAGCAGGAGTGCAGCACGATGACCGACACCTTTACCTGGGCAGCAACCAGCCAGAGCACTGGCACCACCACTGCCACCGTCAAGCGCGCGCGCTTCGGCGATGGATACGCACAAGCCGCGCCGGATGGGCTCAATGCCCGCCTGCGCAGCTACCAGCTGCAGTTCGTCGGTAATCGCAGCACGATCAACGAGATCGTTGCGTTCCTGGATGGCCATGTGGGCCAGAGTTTCTTCTGGCGGGGCCCGCTGGGCACCGGTCTGTATGGCTGCGACACCTATACCGACAGCCATCTGGGTGGATCGGTGTTCAGCATCACTGCGACGTTCGAACAGACGTACCAGCCGTAGGAGCGGACATGGATCTTCAGCAGATCGACCTGGACACCATCCAGCCCAACGGCAAGCGGGGCGAAACGCAGCGCCCCGCTTTCACCAAGATCAATCAGAATTTCAAGGAAGTGGCCTTGGCGGTGGATGCAGTACCCGAGGCGGTCGCACGTGCGGTCTCGGGAAGAAATCGCCTGATCAATGGCAATTTCGACTGCTGGCAGCGGGGTGCCAGCTTCAACACATCGGGAAGGTACACGGCCGATCGCTGGTTCCTTCAGATGCAGGGCATCGCCGATCCGGTATTCAGGCGGAACCCCACGGCTATGGGGGACAACAATTTTCCCCGGAGCAAGTACACGCTGTCCGTCAGCTCGAGTGGAAACACCGACGCAGAGAAGCATTTCTTCGTGTTCGAGCAACGTGTGGAGGACGTGCGAACCTTCGCCGATACCCCAAGCACGGTGTCCTTCCTGGTATTCAATGCAGGTGCGGGGGGGCGCAGGATCGCACTGGAGTTCGCGCAGACCTTCGGCGCAACGGGGAGCGCTCCGGTACTCGCCGTTGCACCTGAGATTTTCGAGCTCGCTCCTGGCCTGAACAGAATCCGCAAGACAGTGACGCTGCCCTCCATCTCGGGGAAAACACTATCTGATGAAGGTGCCGCCGTGATGTGCGTGTGGGTATCTGCGGGCACGCAGTTTGCCAACCGCACCGCCGGCCTTGGTGCGCAGCATGGCCAGGTCTACTTCGGAGAATTCCAGTGGGAGCGCGGCGCTAAGGCGACGGCTTTCGAGTGGCGTCCGCTGGACGAAGAAGTGCAGCGTTGTCGGCGCTACTACCAAGCCGATGCCACGGGTTCCTACTTTGACGGCGGAGTTCGCTTCAACGCCGGTGTCGGCCTCATCCGTGGTGACAACAAGGTGTACCTGATCTATCCATTCAGCCAGCGGATGCGGACCATCCCCACGGTCGGATTCTCAAACCTGCCGCAGTGGCGACTCCTTACGGGATCGGGGGCGACGAGCCTGACGGCGCTCAACGCGGTCGAAGTGTCTTCGACGAGGATGACCATCATCGGGTCCTTGAACGAAGCCGCTGCCGGTCAGGCCGGGATCCTGCAGAGCGCAGACTCCGCCGACGCGGGTGCCGGAATCATCCTGGACGCGGAAATCTGAGATCCGCGAGCACCGCTGCGGAATGCGCTGCTTGGTGCAATCCCCGAAAAGACAAGGAAACAGCAGAAATGTCACGACGAATCATCGACCTCGATTCCATTCAACCGAATGGAAAGCGGGGTGAAACACAGCGCCCGGCCTTCACCAAGATCAACGAGAACTTCGCAGAGGTCTACGATGCCCTGGCCGCGGTGGAAAAGCTTCCAGAGACGGTGGACCACGCGATCAGTGGGCGGTTGCCCGGGCGCAATCTCTTCATCAATGGCGGCCTGCAGTTCTGGCAGCGTCGCACTTCTGGACGTGTCGGCAGCGGCTCGGGAACACTGGGTGCAGAAACGCTCTTTGCTGATCGCTTCTCCAACTCCGCGTTGAGCTGCAGTCATGACATCCAGCGTGTACCGTACGAGGGACAGTTGGGCTATCCCGAAGACACCCGCGCCATCCTCGTGTGCACGGTATCCGGTGCAGTCGCCAACAGCGGCGCCTGGATGGGCCAGAGAATCGAAGGTGTGCGAAGCGCCAGCGGCGCCGTCACGATCTCGGTCTGGGCGAACAGCGACGTAGCCGGGCGCAAGGTGGGTGTGCGTGTCATCCAGGACTTTGGAACCGGTGGGACGCCTTCGCCTCAGGTTTCCACCGAGGCGGGCGTCCTCACGTTGAGCACTGGAGCGTCGCGTCAGTCACTCACCGTGACGTTGCCGAGTACGAAAGGGAAGAAGCTGGGAACCAACGGCAACGACCACATTTACGTGGTCTTCGATCTATGCGCCGGTGGATATGGCGGGGCGTTGGCAGGCCAGAATGGATCCTTCGGCTTTACCCAGTTCCAGGTCGAACCTGGGCTCAATGCAACGAACTTCGACTGGCGGCCGCCCGGCGTGGAGCTGGCCCTGTGCCAGCGCTACTACGAGAAGAGCTACAACCTGGATGTCCCGCCCAATACGCCGCACAACGAAGGACGCGAGGCATTCTCGTTGAACAACCCGGGGGTTGCCCACTACCAGAGCGTGCGCTTCCTGGTGGCAAAACGTGTGCACCCCTACGTGATGATCATTTCGGCTGATACCACCCAGCAGGATGGACACATCGCCGAGGACAACATCTCCCGTGTTCCCTGCGTAGTGAACTACGCCTCGCCATCCAGCTATGAAGTGAGTTGGTCGAACAACCCGGGCCGATGGGGCGGCTGGTGGCATTGGTGGGCCGACGCTGAGTTCTGATCCGTAGCGGTCTCTCACCAGAACAATAGGATCCCGACATGGCAAGAAAGATTATCGACCTCGATTCCCTTCAACCGAATGGAAAGCGAGGCGAGACACAGCGGCCGGCGTTCACCAAGATCAACGACAATTTTGCCGAGGTGTATAGCGGCTTGAAGGACGCTCAAGAGGCCGTCACGGCAATTCCAGCAGCCCTGGATGCAGCGTTGGCCGGTAGATCACTGGCCAGGAACTACCTCGTCAATGGTGACTTCCGCTTCTGGCAGCGCGGGTGGGGCCTGGCACAGGGCACAGGTTCGAACTATCTGGCCGATCGCTGGAAGCGTGACAACGGCAACGGAACGCTTTCAATGGCGCGCTTCCCGCTGGAGCCGGGACAGACCGCAGTTCCTGGCAATCCGCGCTGGTACATGAATGTCAACGTAGGCGCCTCTTCGGCCAGGAACAGCTACCAGCGCGTTTCGCAATTGATCGAAGACGTAACACTGCTCAGTGGCAGGAAGCTGACGCTTTCCTTCTATGCGAAGGCAGCGCCCGGATCAAAGATTGCCGTGGAAATCGAGCAGGATTTCCGTGGTCAGGACTCCTCGACACAGATGTTTGCTGGCATCGCCACGCTGACAGGAACCTGGAGCAGGTACACGATGACGTTCGATGTACCCAGTGTTTCCGGAAAGAACACCAACGGTGCCGGACACTGCACATGGGTCTCGCTGTGGATGTCCACCGGTCCGGACTTCAGCAATCGGGTTCCAGGCCTGGGGCATCAGACAGGCAACTTCGACATCGCGATGGTGCAGTTGGAAGATGGCGCTGCAGCCACCGACTTCGAGCGTAGACCAGACGCATTGGAGCTGCTGCTGTGCCAGCGCTACTTCGAGAAGAGCTACAACATAGATGTACCGCCTGGCACCGCTGATGGGGCCGGTCGGGACAACCAGTTCTATGACCGCTCGGTCGGCGTGGGCAGTACCTCGCACATCCGCTGCCGCGTACTGAAGCGGGCGACGCCTGCTTACACCGTCTACAACGACACAACCGGTGCCGTCAGCCAGGTCTCTGGTGCATCTGGTGGTGCCGGCACGGTGACGTCGATCGTCAACCCAGGCCAGTCCGGAGCCCAGGTCAACTATGTGTCGGCACCCGGGAACTGGGGTTCCTCCTTCCACTGGACTGCAGATGCGGAGCTTTGACATGTATCAACTGACGCACGATCCGGACATCATCAAGTGCACAGACACCGGAGCGTTCATTCCGCGTGGCCACTGGATGTGGCGAGACTATGAGACGTGGATCCTGGCTGGCAACGCGCCCTCGCCAGCGCCGCCGCCCTACCCGGCGGGATCCACCGAGCACCTCCATCTGCTGCGCCGCCAGGCGGAGCAATGGATGTGCGAGTACGTCCAGACACTGGGGCATACATCCATAGAAAGCTGCTGTAGCTACATCAGCAGCGTGATCTCGGGACTCTCCTGCGAGGCCCGAGCGATGGTGGCGTGGCGCGATGCAGTCAATCTGGCATTGACAAATCTGACCATCGCATCGCCCGAAGATGCGCAGACCTGGGAACAGATCAGGCAGAAACTACCGCAGCCGGAGACATTCGACTGGGTGTGCGGGACTTCCGACGGCGGTCCGCCGGAGCGCGGGCCCGCAGGAATCTAGAGGAGCGTTCATGGCAAGAAAAATCATCGACCTAGATACCATTCAAGCGAATGGTAAACGGGGTGAAACACAGCGCCCGGCATTCACCAAGGTCAACGACAACTTCGCCGACGTCTACGCAGGCCTGGACGGCGTACAAGCCGCCGTGGACGGCCTGGAAAGCCGAATGGCAGGCCGCAACCGCCTTATCAACGGTGACTTCCGGGTCTGGCAAAGGGGTACGGCGTTTTCCGCATCTACCGGTGCCCGTCCTACCGCCGATCGCTGGCTGATGAACGCGCAGGCGACCACTCTCTCTGCATCGCGCGACGACATTGCGGCAGGCGGTGGTGCGGCGGGAAGGCTGATTGCAGGTTCCCGTCACCTGCTGAAGCTCGTCGTCGAAAGTGTTGCCGGCGCCGACAGCATGGCACTGGTGCAGCAGCGCATCGAAGACGTGCGTACGTTCGCGGGAAAGCGGGTCACCGTCAGCTTCAAGGCGAGGGCCACGGTCGACAACTTCAAGGTGGGCCTGGAATTCCAGCAGTCGTTCGGCACCGGCGGCTCAACGGCAAGGGACAGCATCGGCGGCGGCGTCACGCTCGATACGATGTGGCGCTGGCACCAGTTGACCGTGGATGTGCCTGGCATCGCAGGGCAGACCCTGGGCGCCGACAGCTATCTACAGCTCAGCCTGTGGATGGACGCGGGCGCGAACTTCGCCGGTCGCGCGTTCGGGGCGGGACAGAAGAGTGGCGTGGTCTATCTGGCTGAAATGCAGGTCGAGGAGGGTGACACCGCGACCGATTTCGATCGCCGGCCCGAAGCGCTTGAACTGTTGCTGTGCCAGCGCTACTACGAAACAGTTGATGTGAACCGGATCCTGGGAATCACCTACACCGCCAACGGCGATTCGCGCGCCTGCATCCCGTTCAAGGTACGCAAGCGCTCGGCGCCCAGGATCACCTCGCCCTCCACCGCGCTCAACCTGGTGGGCTTCGGCTCCGAAGGCAGTCTCATCAACTTCAACGGCGGCGATCCGGGCTGGCAGTCCACCGTGGACGCGGCCGTGTTGTCCTCGATGTCCAACAGCATGCAGCAGTACGGAGCAGTCGTGGTGTGGTCGACCACCTCCCAGGTCCTGGTGCACGCAGACGCGGAGCTCTGAGCCATGAGCACAATCACGACCGAAACCGGCCGCGTCAGCGGCTTCACCACCAATGCGTCACTGCGCCCCGGACACCGTGTCATCGTGCCCTGCGGTCAGCCGTCCCATCCCGTACCGCCTCATCCCGCCACCGCCCAGGAGCGCACCTCATGATCACCGCCGATGCCCAGCAACTCGAGCCGGGTAGCCGCATTACCGTCTTCGAACTGGACGCCAGCAGTTTCGGTGCCGACCAGCTGTTCTTCCACGCGCACCTGCAGAGCGGTGTGATCATCTGGCAGGGGCAGGAGTACGGCCCCTGGCCGATCGAAGCCAGCGGCTTTGAACGAACCAGCGACCAGCCGCCGAACCCCAAACTTCGGGTCAGCAACATCGATGGCCGCATCACCGCGATGTGCCTGCTGTTCGATGATCTGGTCGGCGCCCGTGTCATCCGTCGGCAGACGCTCGCCAAGTATCTGGATGCAGCCAACTTCGAAGAGGGAAATTCCAGCGCCGATCCGGCAGAGCACTTCCCCGACGAGGTCTGGTTCATCGAGCGCAAGGTCGGTGAGGACAAGCAGACGGTGGAGTTCGAACTGACCACGGCCATCGATCTCAACGGCGAACAGCTGCCTGGTCGGCAGATCATCGCCGGCATGTGTGGCTGGCTGGTGCGGGGTGGCTACCGCGGCCCCTACTGCGGCTACAACGGTCCGGCGGTTGCCGATGGCGACGACGTGGCCACCGATGATCCCGCCCGCGACCAGTGCGGGGGCCGTGTGCGCAGCTGCAAGATGCGTTTCGGCCAAGACAAGCCTTTGCCCTATGGCGGCTTCCCGGCCGCTGGCCTGCTTCGTTCCTGATCCCGCTCTCCGACTTTCCACTTCAAGGCCCGCTCGCGCGGGCTTTTTTCATGGGTGAAACATGCAACCAACAACCCTGCAGGCCATCCAGGCACATGCCGTGGCCGAGTACCCGCGCGAGTGCTGCGGGCTGATCGTGGCCATCGAAGGCCACGAGCACTATCTGCCGTGCCGCAACCTCGCGGGCACACCCAGTGAACACTTCCGCCTGCCGGCCGAGGACTATGCCGTGGCCGAGGACAAGGGCGAGGTGCTGGCCCTGGTGCACAGCCATCCCGACGCAGCCGCCACACCGTCCGACGCGGATCGGGTGATGTGCGAGCACAGTGGCCTGACCTGGCACATCGTCAGCGTCGGTCAGGTGGATGGCGAGGCACCCGAATGCGGTGACCTGCAGACCATCCAGCCGAACGGCTATGTTGCGCCGCTGGTCGGCCGCCAGTTCGCCCACGGCGTGCTGGACTGCTACAGCCTGGTGCGCGACTTCCATGCGCGGGAACTGGGCATTTCCTTGTCCGACTACACCCGCGACGACGACTGGTGGGACAAGGGCCAGGACCTGTACAGCCTTGAACGACTGCATGCGGAAGGCTTCGACCTGATCGAAGGCGAACCGCGGCGTGGCGACATGATCCTGATGCAGATCCGCTCGCCGGTGACCAATCACGCCGGCGTGTACCTGGGCAACGGGCAGATGCTGCATCACCTGCACGGTCGTCTTTCCGAGTCCGTGCCCTACGGCGGCATGTGGGCCGAGCGCACCCGTTGCATCGTCCGCCATCGCGAGGTGCGCCATGACTGACCGTCTTCGTACCATTCGCCTGTACGGCAAGCTGGGCGCGCGCTTCGGGCGCAAGTTCCGGCTGGCGGTGAACAGCCCGGCCGAGGCCGTGCATGCCCTATGCGTGATGCTGCCTGGGTTCCAGCAGTACCTGATGGCTGCAAAGGCCAAGGGCATGGAGTTTGCCGTGTTCAACGGTAAACAAAATCTCTCCCGGGAGCAGTTGCACGACCCGCCGGGGCAGGATGACATCCGTATTGCGCCGGTGATGGTCGGTAGCAAGCGGGGTGGCGCGTTGCAGACAATCGTGGGTGTCGTTCTGATCGTCGTCGGTGTGGTGGTAAATGCGTGGACGGGTGGAACCGCTGGCACACCCTTCATCAAGTTCGGCATAAGCATGGCGGTCGGCGGCGTTGTTCAGATGCTCTCCCCTCAGCCGAGAGGCCTGAGCGCCAAAGACTCCCCCGAAAACGCGCCCAGCTACAGCATGAACGGCACCGTCAACACCCAGGCACAGGGCAATCCCGTACCGGTCGCTTACGGCGGCCATGACAAGAAAGGCATGTTCATCGGCTCGGCCGTGATCAGCGGCGGCATCCTGGCGGAGGACCAGTTTTGAACCAGATCATTCATTCCGCACAGCGTGAGCGCAGTGCACCCATACCCACATTGGTGGGTGCAAAGAAGGGCGCCAGCAATGCACGCACGCCGGTGGAAACGCCGGACAGCCTGCACTCGATGGCAGTGGCCCGCATCATCGACCTGGCCAGTGAAGGCGAGATCCGCGGGCTGGTAGCGGGCAAGCAGTCGATCTACCTGGACCAGGTGCCGATCGAGAACCCGGACGGCACGCTGAACTTCTCCGGCGTGGACGTGCAGACGCGCTCAGGCACCCAGGACCAGGAGCACATCAGCGGCTTCCCCTCGATCGAGAACGAAGTCGGCGTCAACGTCGAACTGCGCAGCGATGCGCCCGTGGTACGCACCGTGTCCGGCGCCGATCTGTCGGCGGTGCGCATCCGCTTTGCGGTGCCCGCGCTGCAGAAGACCAACACCGAAAACGGTGATACCGAGGGCTATCGCATCATGTATGCGGTGGACCTGTCCACCGACGGCGGCCCGTTCAGCACCGTGCTGAACGACGCTTTCAGTGGCAAGACCACCAGCCAGTACGAACGCAGCCGCCGCATCGATCTTCCGGCAGGCAGCCAGTGGCAGGTGCGCATCCGACGGCTGACCGCGAACGCCAACAGCAGCACCATCGCCGATACCGTCAACGTGCTGTCGATGACCGAGATCATCGATGCCAAGCTGCGCTATCCCAACTGCGCGCTGGCGGCGGTGCAGGTCGATGCCAGCCAGTTCCAGAACATTCCCACGCGCTCGTATCAGCTGTGGGGGCGCATCGTACGTATTCCGTCCAACTATGACCCGCTCACCCGCGTCTACAGCGGTGTGTGGGATGGCACCTTCAAGAGCGGCTGGACCAACAATCCGGCGTGGGTCTTCTTCGACATCGTCACCAACGATCGCTTCGGCCTGGGTCATCGCATCCCGCTGGACTGGGTGGACAAGTGGCGCCTCTACCAGATCGCCCGCTACTGCGACGAACTGGTCAGCGATGGCCAGGGCGGCAGGGAGCCACGATTCACCTGCAGCCTGTACCTGCAGACCCGCGCTGAGGCATACAGGGTGCTGCAGGACATCGCCACCATGTTCCGAGGCATCAGCTTCTATGCAGCTGGCCAGGTCATGGCTTCGGCCGACATGCCCAAGGACCCGCTGCTGACCTACAGCCAGGCCAATGTCATCGAGGGTCGCTTCCACTATGCAGGCAGCAGCCGCACGGCGCGGCACACCGTCGCTCTGGTGTCCTGGATCGATCCGGATGATTTCGGCCGGCAGAAGGTCGAAGTGGTACAGCACCTGCCTGGTGTCGCCCGCTATGGCATCAACCAGACCGAAGTGACGGCGGTGGGTTGCCATTCGCGTTCGCAGGCGCAGCGCGTGGGCAACCACATCCTGCACACCGAGATGCTGGAAACCGAGACGATCAGCTTCTCGGTGG